ATGTGACCAGCGTCAAGGCGAAGACTGACAACCTGCCCAGCGACCCCGCCGACGAGTCGCTGGTCATCGCTGCGACTGATGCGATCATGACGCGCCTTGGTGCGCCCGCCGGCGCAAGCGTCTCGGCTGACGTGGCGGCGGTGAAGACGGACACGGCCAACATCTATACCAAGGTCGATACCGAGGTCGCAGCGATCAAGGCCAAGACGGACAACCTCCCGGCGGATCCGGCGGGCGTGAGCGACATCCCGTCGGCGGTCACAGTGGCCGGCGCTGTCTGGGATCTGGCCGTGGATGGCGCAGTCACCGCGAAACAATCGCTGCGCCTCGCGAATTCGGCGCTGGGTGGCAAGGCCTCTGGCCTGGCCACGACCGAGGCCACCTTCCGCGACCTGGCCGACACGAAGGATCGACTCGTCGCAACGGTCGATTCCGATGGCAATCGCAGCGTCGTCACGCGCGACCTGACCTGATCCCATGTTCGGCCGGCATTACTTCGGAGGCGCCTACTTCGGCGGACGCTTCTTCGGCGACGGCGGTAGCACGCCGGCCGTCGGTGCATCGGCGGCCGCAGTCTGGGCCTACGTCCTGCCGAACGGCCAGAGCGCCGGCGCGATGCTGCAGGCGATCTATGCGGCGGTCACGCAGCCGATCGAAGGCACTTTCACGATGCCCGATCTCATCCGTATCATTGCGGCGGTCCAGGCCGGGAAGTCTTCCATTGCCAGCCTCGGCGCCGGCGCCGCGCACGTCGAGTTCCGGGCGGTCGACGACTCCGAAGTCAGAGTCGCTGCGGACATGGCCGGAAGCGAACGGACAAACATCGTGCTCACGCCTTAAGGAAACGCCATGCCTGGACCCGCCACTGTCGAAAAGCTCGCCGATTCGGTCTTCGACCAGGTCAAGGCCTTCATCGATCGCGAATTCGCTCGACGCACTGCGAAGCTCATGGAGGAGCTCGAGCGGCGCGTCGCCGCGCTACCGCTGCCGAAGGACGGCATCAATGGCAAGGATGGCGCTGCCGGCCGCGACGGCGCGAACGGCCGCGACGGTCGCGACGCGCCGACCGCCGAGGAAATCTTTGGCCTGGTCAAGTCGGCGGTCGAGCTCATCCCGAAACCTAAGGACGGCGCGCCCGGCCTCGATGGCAAGGACGGCGCGCCAGGTGAGCGCGGACTGCCTGGCGCGCGCGGCGAGAAGGGACTCGACGGCAAGGATGGCGCCCCGGGCGCTGACGGCGCCGCCGGTCCCCGCGGCGAGAAAGGCGAGCCGGGCGAGAAGGGCGACATCGGACCCGCCGGCCCGGCCGGCAAGGATGGCGCGCCCGGGAAAGATGGCGTCGACGGCAAGCCAGGCGCAGATGGCCAGAAGGGTCTCGACGGCGTCGCCGGCATCGCTGGTCGCGACGGCCGCGACGGCGAGCGCGGCGAGCGAGGCGAGAAAGGCCTGGATGGCGAAGCAGGTCGCGACGGCCGCGACGGCGCGCCGGGCGCGCGCGGCGAACAGGGCAAGGACGGCGCGCCGGGCCGCGCGGGCGATCCCGGCCTGAAGGGCGACGCCGGCCTATGCGGCACCGATGGCAAGCCCGGTCGCGACGGTATCGACGCCTTCCCGCTCGAGGCGCTGTCTGCGGCCATGGAAGACGGCAATACCCTGGTGCTGCGGTTCCAGGCCGGCGACGCTCGCAAGGAATTCCGCCTGAGCCTCGGCACGCCGTTCGATGGTGGCATCTACCGCTCAGGCCAGCCGTACAAGCGCGGCGCCGGCGTCACCTGGGGCGGCGGCTGGTGGATTGCCCAGAAGGACACGACCGAGCGGCCAGGCGGCGGCAATCCTGACTGGCGCCTCGCGGTGAAGCCTGGCCGCGATGGCAAAGACGCCGAAAGGAGCGCGGAATGAAGCCCAAGGTCATCGTTCCGCCCGGCGCCGAGCCGATCACGGTGGAAGAGGCTCGCATGCATCTCGAGGCGCAATCCTATGGCGAGTCCGATACCGACCCGGCGGATGACGCCCAGATCGCCGACTGGATCATTGCCGCGCGCGAGTTCGCGGAGAGTTTCACCGGCCTATCGTTCACGCAGCGCACGCTCGAGATCGCGCTGGATGAGTTCCCGCGCGCGCGTGCGCATGGCTGGGGCCTGACCCGCTCCGGGTTCGGCGGTGGCAGAAGCTCCAGCCGCGTGGCGCCGCCGATTGAACTGCCGATGGGCCCGGTCGTCGAGATCGTTTCGATTCAGGTGGGCGAAGAGAGCGATGGCCCGATGGATGCTGCGGCCTACGTGCTCGACGACTACGCGACGCCGCACGCCGTGCGCGCCACTGGCGCGAGCTGGCCGTCGGTGCCGGCAGTGCCGAACGGCATCAAGATCCGCTATGTGGCTGGCTATGCGTTGGATTCGTCTGAAGGCGGCGAGCTCGTGCCGCGGCAAGCCGTCGCGGCAATGAAGCTGATCATCGGCCACCTCTATGCGAACCGCGAGGACTCGACCGAGACCGCGCTGCAGACGCTCCCGAACGGCGCCGAAGCCTTGCTGCGGCCGCTGCGGGTCAGGCTGGGGATGGCGTGAGCATCCGCGTGCAGGCCGGCAAGCTCCGGCATCGCATCTGGGTCGATGACCTGGTCACGCCGCCCGAGGTCGATTCGGACGGTGCGCGCGTCGATCAATGGGTGCCTGTGTTCGATCGCATGGTCTCGGCTGAAGTGAAGGCGATCAGCGGCCGCGAGTACATCGCCGCGGCGGCGGTGCAGTCCAAGGTCACGACCAGGATCAAGGTCCGTTTCCGGCCGGAGTACCGCGCACGCATGCGCGTGCGGCACCGCGACGCGACTTACAACATCGAGGCGGTCATTCCGGATCCAGACAGCGGCATCCGCTTTCTGACGCTTCTCTGCTCCAGCGGCGTGAATGACGGATGAGGCCTGACCCCACGAAATCGAAGTGGGTGGATAGATGGGTCGGCGAGACCGTCGCCTGCATTGCCAGCGGGCCGAGCCTGACGCAAGCCGACTGCGACATCGTCCGCGCGCGTGGCTGGCGCACCATCGTCACGAACACGACCTACCAGCTCGCGCCATGGGCCGACGCACTGTTCGCTTTCGATGGCTCATGGTGGCGGCAGTATCGGCTCCAGGTCGACCAGGTCTTCAAGGGTGACCGGCTGACCTGCTCATCGGCCGGCCGCGTGATGGGCGCCGCGGAATCGCTGCTCTACCAGCAGTGGTTCGCGCCCTTCCAGAATTCGGGTGCATCGGCGATCTCGCTCGCGGTCGTCACTGGCGCCGAACGTATCATCCTGCTCGGCTATGACTGCCAGAAGACGGGCGGGCAGAGCCACTGGCACGGCGATCACCCATCGGCGCTCAGCAATGCGCTGAGCATCAAGCACTGGCCGCGCGCCTTCCGCAACGTCTCGCGCTACGCGAAGGAGCGCGGAACCCCGGTGATCAACTGCACACGCGAGACGGCGCTGGATTGCTTTCCGCGGCTGCCGCTCGAGTCCGTGCTGTGATGAAGTCGATTCGCTGCGGACGAGGTCTGGGCGATTCGCTCTATCTGCAGTCAGTCGTCCGGCACCTGACGCGCAAGCCCGGTGATCGATTGCGCGTGCTCAGCGACTATCCGGCCATCTTCTCGCAGCTCGGCGAACGCCGCGCCGTCGTGGCGCCCTTCGATCGCAAGTGCGACATCGTCGCGCACTATGCGCCGCGCAAAGGCGTCGATGGCACGACGCAGTTCCAGGACTGCTGCATCGCCGCAGGCATCCGAGAGACTATCGAGCTTCGCCTGGACTGGCAGGTACAGCGCCCAGAACTGGTCGACCGCTTGCGCGCGCCCGGCCGCCCCATCCTGGTTGTGCAGCTGCCGCGCACGCCCATGGGCCGCACCGACGGCTTCGGCGCTGACCTCTTGCCGAATTGCCATCTGCTGCAGACGCTGATTCACCGCTTCAGCGGCACGCATACCGTCGTCCAGGTCGGCGCCGGCGCGCCGCTGCATCGCTTCACCGGCATCGACATCGACCTGGCCAACGCCGGCACGGTCTCGGACCTGCTCGACGTGGGCGCGACGGCCGACCGCTTCCTCGGCTACTGCTCCTACATGGTGCCGCTCGCGGAGTCGTTCGCCAAGCCAGCCCTCTTCGTCTGGGCGAACGCCGGCCTCACGCGCGGCCATCAGTTCATCCGGCGCATCACGCCGAAGAAGGTGCTGCAGCTGCCCAGCTCGCGGCACGTGATCGACAATTGGACCGAACCTCAGATCGAAAGGGTGCTCGATGATTTCATGCGGTAAGGCAGAGCTTGCGGCGCTGCTCGCCGGCAAGCGAGTGGTGATCGTCGGAAGCGGGCCTGGTGTGCTCGACAACGAGCCGGACTTCATCGATGGCCATGATGTCGTCGTCCGCGTTAACAACTGGCGACTCAGCGACCCGACCGGCTACCGCTGCGATGTCTTCTATTCGTTCTTCGGCGGGTCGATCAAGACCAGCGCGGAAGAGTGCATCGAAGCTGGCGTGAAGCTCTGCATGTGCAAGTGCCCGGACGCCAAGTTCATGGAATCCGAATGGCACCGGCGCATGAACAAGCCGAATGGGGTGGACTTCCGCTACATCTATCGCGATCGCGCGAGCTGGTGGTTCTGCCCGGTCTATGTGCCATCGCTCGAGGAATTCCAGGAAGTCTTCAACCTGCTGGATGGTCATATTCCGAGCACCGGCTTCTCGGCGATCCTGGCCATCATCGAGCACAAGCCGTCCGCGTTGCACTTAACTGGTTTCGACTTCTTCGCCTCGCGCATTCACAATGTGAGCGAGCCGTGGCGCCCCGGCAATCCGGATGATCCGATCGGGCACGCTCCGGAGAAGGAGCGCGCTTTCGTGAAGACGCTCGCAGCAGCCTATGCCGGCCAGGTGATCACATTCGACAAGCGGCTCGCCGCAATCATGGAAGGATAGGCGCGTGCAATTCTGGTCAAGCGAAATCGAGAAGCAGGTCGGCGATCGCGTGCAGACGATCCTGAACGATCCGGTGCTGCTGAAGGTGTTCCAGCGCTTCGGCGCCGAAGCGACGCGGCGCTCGAGCATCTTTCACGGTATGGCGCGCTTCCTGACTGAGCAGAAGGTGCAGGGGCGCCTCTGTTTCGAGATCGGCACCTGGAACGGCCTGACGGCCGCCGTGCTCTCGCGCTTCTTCGATCAGGTCGTGACCGTCGATGTCGCCCACAACCCGGCGCGCGGCGAGATCCTGGACTACCTCGGGATCACAAATGTGCGCTGCGTCGACATCCGCGACAACGCCGACAAGGCCGCGATCGCGCGCGACCTTCGATTCGACTTCGCCTATGTGGACGGCGACCATGCCAACGACACCGAAAGCGACTTCGCGATCACCCGGCGCTGCGGCCGGGTGCTTTTTCACGAGGCGTGGCCGCATCAGGAGCCGGTGTGGAAACTGGTGAATTCGCTGCCGCCGCACCAGGTGGTCCACAACGGCATGGGTTTGGCGCTCTGGGATGAGGGCCGCAGAAGGGGAATCGAATGATCTTCGAGTACAAAGGCTCCAAGTACCCCGAGTATTTGAAGCACGGCAACGCGATGCAGTTCATCGCGCCGACCGCGCTGAAGTTCTGCCAGGGCGACGGCCTCGATGTCGGCGCTGGCAAGTGGCCGCTCCCCGGCGCGACGCCGGTCGAGCTGCGCGAAGGCGGCGATGCGATGGAGCTCCCGCCAGGGCTGCGCGACTTCGTTTTCTCCTCTCATTGCGCAGAGCACCTGGTGAATCCAATCGCGGCGCTCGAGCACTGGAAGAGCAGGATCAAGCCCGGCGGCGTGCTATTCCTGTATCTGCCGCACCCCTCAATGGAATATTGGCTGCCGCAGAACTGCCGCAAGCATCTTCACAGCTGGCAGCCGGCCAACATGGCGCGCATCCTCGAGGATCTGGGCTTCGTCGATGTGATCCACGGCGAGCGCGACCTGGCCTGGGGCTTCGCAGTCGTTGGCTTCACGCCGCGCGACGCGATCGACAGCTGGCTCCCCGACCTCAACCCGCGCCGGGCCGGATGATGGAAGCCGCCTTCTTCAGCTCTCCGATGCGCGACAGGATCGTGGCCTTGCACGGCGAGCGCACGCTTCGCAAGAGCGTCATCAGTGTGCGCGGCGGCGCCGGCGTCATCACGAAGGTGCTCGATGGCAAAGGCGTCCGCACTGCGCTCGAGATCGGCACCTACCGCGGCGTCGGCGCGGCCGAGCTGTCGCAGTACGTCGACCGCGTCGTCACCATCGACCTGAAGCATGGCCGCATGGAACACCACGGCGAGACGTGGGACCGGCAAGCCTTCTGGCGCAGCCTCGGGATCACGAATATCGAGCTCGTGCTGGTCGAGAACGACGCCGAGAAAGCGCGCATCGTCAACGCGCTGGACTTCGACTTCGCACTCGTCGACGGCGCGCATGATCCGACCGTGGCCAACGACTTCGCACTGGTGCGGCGCTGCGGCCGGGTTCTCTTCCACGATTTTGATTCACGTGGAACATTCGAGAAGGACCACGTCTTTCGGTTCATCAAATCGCTGCCCTCAGATCAGGTCACGAAAATGGACATCTTCGCCTTGTGGGAGGCGCCGCGTGGATAGGCTCATCGCTTCCTACGCATCCGAGTGCGATGGCGACCTTGAGCTCTGCCACGCGCACGGCGTGGCCTACCAGCGTGACCAGAGCCAGCTCGTTCCATACGACGCCGGGTACTTCGCGAAGTGCCTGTCCTACGAGGATGCCGAGATCGCGCAGGCCATCAATGCGGGCCGCATCGACCTGGTCAATCAGCGCCTCGGCTATCACACGCGAATCCTCGATGTGGGAATAGGCAGCGGCGAGTTCATCAAGAAGCGGCCGAACACCTACGGCTTCGACGTGAACCCGACGGCGGTCGAGTGGCTGAAGGCGCACAAGCTCTGGGCGTCGACCTTCGAAGGCTTCGCCGGCTACACCTTTTGGGACGTGATCGAGCACGTGCCCACGCCCAACGACTACTTGAAGCAGATCCAGCTCCATGCCTGGCTCTTCGTGAGCGTGCCTATCTTCCAGGACTTGCGCCGCATCCGCGAGTCCAAGCACTACCGGCCCGGTGAGCACCTGTTCTACTGGACCGAAAACGGCTTCATCGACTGGATGGGCCGTCACGGCTTCATGCTGCGCGACCAGTCCGACTTCGAGACGCGCGCCGGCCGAGAGTCAATCGGTTCCTTCGCCTTCCAGCGCGTCGCCTGGGCGCGCGAGAACGCGGCGGCCTAAGCCATGCTGGTGCCGACGCCCATCATCAAGCTGCAGGGCCTGGATGGAATCCTGGACACGCTGAAGTCATTGCCACCGGAGATCGTCTCCAAGAGCGGCGGCCCGGTGAAGGCCGCGCTGCGCAAAGGCGCCCTGGTGCTGCTCGACGAAGAGCTGCTGCAGCTGGCGCGCGTGACCAGCAATGCAACGGTCGAACCCTATCAACACACCGGCCTCTTGAAGAGCTCGGTCATCGCTTCGCGCGGGAAGGCTCCGAGCAGTGGCAAAGGCGAGCGTTACCTGGTACGGATCAAGCGCAAGATGTACACCGGCCGCCGCGGCGGCAAGCCTGTGTCAACGCTCAAGGTGGCGCAACTTCTGGAGTACGGCAGCGCGACGCAGAACGCGGAGCCGTGGATTCGGGTGGCGTTCCAGGCGAAAGCCGTCGCCGCAATGGACACGGTCACGCGCGAGCTGATAATCGGCGTCGACCGAGTCGTGGCGCGCCTGGCCGCGAAGAACAAGGGGAAGTGACATGCTGCCGCCCGTCTTCCAGACGCTGAAGGCCTCGAGCGAGGTACGCGCCTTCGTCGGCCCCGGCTCGCCGCGCATTTATCGCCACGGCGAAGCGCCGCAGGATATGCGCACGCTCGGGCCCTATATCACCTGGTTCCTGGTCGCCGGCGTGCCGGACAACAATCTCAGCGATACTCCGCCCAGCGATCGGCTCACCACGCAGATCGACTGCTGGCATGCCGAAGACAAGGGAATCGAGCTCATGGCGCGCGCCGTGCGCGACGCTGTCGAGCCGGTGGCGCATGTCACCGCGATCAATTCCGACACGCGCGATCCGGAAACTCAGCTTTTCCGCATTTCGTTGCAAGTCGACTTCATCCAGATTCGCTGACAATCGCCGGGTGTTCCAAACCCGGCCGCGCTGAATGTGCGGCCTAACCTCAGGGGTCCGCCATGACGACCGGTACCGTAAAGACGCAGGGCACGCACCTGTTCATGATCGAAACCGTCTCCGCTTCAGATCCGACGATCACCAAGCTCGTGTGCCCGACGGGCATTCAAGGCCTCGGTGGCGCCAAGGATCAGATCGAGACGACATGCCTCGACACGACCGTCGATAAGGAATACGTCCCCGGCCTCGGTAATCCTGGCCAGGTCACCGTCCCGTTCAACCTGATCCCGCGTGACACGTCGCACCAGATCCTCTTCACGCTGAAGGAAGCCGGCACGGTCCTGAAGTGGCTGGCCTGTCTGAGCGAATCGACAGAAGTGCCCACGCTGGATAGCGATGCACTGGCCTTCATCACGCCGACCACGCGCTCGTCGCTGGCCTTCGACGCCTACATTTCCGATGTGAACATCGACATTGCGAACAACGAGATCGTCAAGGGCACCTTGACGCTCCAGCGCTCCGGCACCGTCACGCCGTTCTGGTACGAACCGTCATGAGCGGCGGCGTAGTCGCAGCGGACTACGTCACCGATAAGGCGATCCCGAAGAAGATCCTGATCCGCGGCGAGCTGCGTCAGGTCTGGTTCCGGGAACCGCGCGACGGCGACTACTACCGCTACATCGCGATGCGCGCGAATCCGGACCTCGAAGTTCAGGCCGGCGCGCGCGCCTTCATCATTTCCAAGTGCCTGTGCGAGCCTGACGGCACGCTCGCGCTGACCCTCGAGCAAGCCGCGGCGCTGAAGGTGCGCGTCGGCAAGCTGATGGTCGACGCAATCATGGAGCTCGTGCTGGAGGATGCCGAAACCGCGGGAAACGAATCGGTGCCAGGGGCGGACGCGACTGGTTCTGGCACGTCCTAGCCCTCGCACTCGGCGGTCGCACGATCGCCGAGTGGAAAGCGCGAATGTCGCGCGCCGAGTTCCACGACTGGCTCGAGTTCTATAACCGCGAGCCGTTCGATGATCGCGAACGCTTCCATCGTCCTGCCGCGCTGATTGCCAACGCGGCCGGCGGTGCGAAGATGCCGGATCTATTGAAGTGGCTCGCGCATGACCTGCCGCCGGCACCGGCCGATGACCTCGAGGAAGAGGTGAAGCCGGGCGAGCTGTCGATGGCCGATCGCAACACGATCGCCAGTCTCGGGATCAGGCCGCCGAAGGCGAAGACGCCGTCCGTGGCGAAAGGAAAGTAGATGGCAGCCGGCAGCATCATCCTCGATCTACTCATGCGAACGGGTCAGTTCGAAACTGACACCGCGCGCGCGCAGAAGATCCTGACTGCGCTCGACAAGTCGATCAACAAGCAAGTCGCCTCGCTCGAGCTCCAGGCTGCGCAGCTTGGCAAGACGGCGCGCGAGGCGGCACTGTATGACTTGGCCTTGCAAGGCGCGACGCCATCGCAGCTGAAGGCCGCAGAGTCGGCGCTGGCGCAGGTCGAGGCGTACAACAAGCTCCAGAAGGCCCAGCAACTCGGCAAGCAGGCGATGCTGGCGATCGGCACGGCCGCGATCGCCGCTGCCGCCGGCTTCGAGATCCTCGTCAAGGAAGCGGCCAGCTTCAAGGATCTGGAAGAGCAGACCGGTGCGACGGCCGAGGGCCTGGCCTCGCTCGCGATACCGGCGGCCGTGGCCGGCACCAGCGTCGCCGATCTCGCCGGCCAGATGAACAAGCTGACGAAGTCGCTCGTCGATGTCGACGACGATGCGAAGCCAGCCGGCGCCGCGCTGAAGGCGCTGGGCATCCCGATCGAGAACTTCAAGAAGCTGGATCCGGTCGGCCAGATCGATGCGCTGACGAAGGCGTTCAATGGCTTCGCCGATGGCTCCGGCAAGAGCGCTGTAGCGTTCGCCCTGTTCGGCAAGTCCGGTGCGTCGACGCTGAACGTCTTCAAGGAACTTGGCGCCGAGGGCGGACGGCAGGTCATCCTGACGCAGCAGCAGATAGAACTGGCGGATGACTATGCAGACGCGCAGGCGAAGCAGCTGGCCACGCTGAAGGCCTATGCGCAGGTCGCGGCGACCGATGTGCTGCCGGCGCTCACTGCGCTGACGACTGCCTTCAAGGATGGATTCCGCGAGCTCGCAGGCCTGGACGAGAAGGGCCAGAAGATCGCGACCGACAACCCGATCAAGCTCTTCGCCGAGGAGGCCGGTCGATCGGTCGCCAACCTGCTGGACTACATCGGCCAAAGCACGAAGGAGCTGTCCGCGCTGATCGACTTCGGCGTCTCCTACGTGACGATCGCCAAGCAGCTTGCGACGCTGGACATTTCCGGTGCGAAGCAGACCGGTGCCGACTTCCGCGCACGCTTCGGCCTGGACCAGAACGGCCGCAAGATCCTGACGGAAGACGGCACCGCGGCCGCGCATACCTTCCTGAATGCCTACGAGAAGGCGCTGGCCGCCGGCAAGGCCAATGCCGGCGGCAAGGCGAGCACCGATCCGGCCAAGCCGGAGCTCAACTTCAAGGGCGCCGCGAAGGTCAACACCGACGCACAAGGCGAGCTGAAGAAGCAGCTCGACGGCCAGCTCAAGCTCATTGATGACTTCGCGAAGAACCAGGGCGATGCCTTCAAGACGGGCGAACAGTATCTGGCCGGCGTCTACCAGGATGGATTGATCAGCCAGAAAGACTTCTTCGACACGCAGAAGGCCGTGCGCGATGCGGCGCTGACGGCGCAGCTCGAGGCCTTCGACAAGGAAATTGCGGCGCTGCAAGCCTTCGTCGCGAATCCACTGACGAAGGGCAGCGATAGGATCGCGGCGAATGAGAAGATCAAGCTCGCCGAGCAGCAGCGTTCGGAAGCTGTCACCAAGGCCGGCGCTGCCGACATCCTCGCGGCGCAGGCCAATGCGCGCGCCGTCGAGCAATTGCAGGACCGCTACCAGGATCTGCTCGCCACCGTCAAGGCGGGCTCCGGCGACGAGTTCGGCGCGGCGCAGATCAAGAACGCGCAGCAAGTGCGCGACGCGGCGCGCCTGGTGCAGCAAGCCGGCGGCGATACCTCGGTCGTCGACCAGCTCAAGCAGCAGCT